ATGATGATATCCAGAGAAACGGTATAATAGGAAAGATTCTTAAAGCACTGGAGGAATAAATGCCGAGATATGACTATGAGTGTTCTGCCTGTGGACACAAGATGGAAGATGTCTACCAGGACATTAAAGATAGTCCCTTGAAGAAATGTGCAAACTGCAAAAAGCACAAGCTTGAAAGAGTAATATTCGCCCCTCATGTATTTGTGAGGAGTGAACCAACAACTATGGGTCAACTAGCTGAAAGAAATAGTGCCAAAATGGGCAAGTCACAAGTTCAAGAAAAACGATTGCAAGATAAAGAATCTAAAAAACAAGCACTTTCAGAAGCTAAAAAAGAAATGAATTCTAAAATAAATAAGATGAATTCATCACAGAAGAGGAGGTATATTGAAAATGGATAAACATGATGCTATCATATTCATAACTCCAAATGTTGGTGAATACTATCAAAATAATGTTTTTTTTCGCAACTTAAATAGTGATGAAATTTCCTTATTAGGAAAAGAATTAACTGTTGAATACAGAAAAAAACATAGTTCATATATTGATTGCATATCAGATTTAAAAGAAAAAATGATTAAGATACAAAAAATATTGGAGGAATAAAATGGCAGCTAAAAAAAGAACAACAAGCAAAATAAAAGAAGCAGATCTTTCCAAAGTAGAAAAGTTTTATATTGAACAACACTGTAGAACTCTTGATTTAGAAACAATCTGCAAGGACATTGATAATCATAGTTTAAAGGTAAAAGCTTTTCTGCACGAGTGTATTGAAAAGTCTGAAAAAGACGATACAATAGACAAGCTAATGGTAGTTGATAGTAAAAATGGCTATGCAGTTATGACAAAAGGAGCATCGGAAAAAGGTGAAAAAACAAGAAAAAGAGAGCCAAATAAATCACTTACCCAGCATATCCATAAAATCAGATAAAAAGAGAAAGCAGAACAAAGCAAAAGATTGTACAGATGAAACGCCTTTTAAGTCTAAGTACAAAGAAGGATATATTACTGCTTCTAATTACCTTGCGGAGTTAATATTTGAAAAACGAAATGAAGCATTCAATAGTGGCAAATGTGCTGAGAGATTTTGGACTAAGGATAGTAAACTACATGGAGCGTATAAGGGGCAGGTAATTGCCGCCGCTAGACTTCTAAAGAAATACCATGCAGATTCTATAATAAAAGCACTAAAAAGTGCTGAAGCAAAATACATCTTAAAAATACAGGATAAAAAGCTCATACCTATAATTGAAAAGTTTGAGAAAAACCGGGTTGACAAGCAGCTTGATGAGAGCTATAATAGAACCGAAGGGCTTGCAAAACCGTTTCGGTCTAATAAGAAAAATGTATTTAAGGATCTGTAAGTTATGGCGAAAGAAAAAAAGAAAGTTGATTTGAGTACTGACAAAGCAATACAAAAAGCATTCGGTAAAGTTGTATCTAGAGGTTCAGAATTAGTTCAGGCTAAAAAAGACCTAAAACCAGTAAGTGTAAGTCCAGCTTTAGATCTCGCTTTAAATGGTGGAATTCTTGAAGGTAGTTGGACTATTATTTCTGGTGATCCTAAAACGGGTAAGAGCACGACGTGTCTTCAAATTTGCAAAAATGCACAAGATGAAGGAAGGCCGGTTATCTATATTGATGGAGAAAGCCGACTGAAAGCTTATAATCTCGTAGGTATAGAAGGTCTTGATCTAGATAAGATTCAAATTATACATAGTCCAGATGATGGAGAATCTCTTGCAGCAGAAGACTTTCTAGACATTGCAGAAAGCCTTATGAAAAGACCAGATAATTGTGGTGCTGTTCTTGTTATTGATTCATGCTCATCTTTAATTCCACGAGCAGAATTAGAAGAAAGTGCTTCTGCATCATTACGTGCCAGCCTACCAAAGCTTCTTTCTCACTGGATTAAGAAGAATGCACAAACAGTTGTAAAGAACAAGATTAATGCATTAATAATCACGCATTATATCACAAATACTTCTGGCTATGGTAAAGTAAAAATTCCTGACTGTGGAGTAATGGTTCAATATCAAGCAGATACTAGACTTGATATTGCTAAAATTGAGCCATGGGAAGAAAACAATAAAAAAATAGGTCAGTTAGTTCATTGGAAAATTTCATGTTCTTCTATGGGTGCTTCTGGTGCTGAGTGTATCAGTTATATCAAGTACAATAAAGGCATTGATAAAGAAAAAGAAGTCATTGAATTGGCTGAGTCTTTTGGTATTATTGATAAGGCTGGTGCATGGTATTCTATTCCATTGCTTGGTGAAGCACAGGGTTTTGAAGAACCTCCAAAATTCCAAGGCCAAGCAAAGATTTATGAATTCTTAACAGAGCGAAAAGATATCTTTAAGAGTATCAACGATAAAGTCAAGGAAATGCTGTCTGATGTTTAGAGTAACTGGATTTGACAACAAACAACATCTATTCAATTACGCAAAAAACAGAGTCAGAAAATTCCTGAAAAATAAATCATCTTTGCATACTTTGGCTAGAGACATTATCAAAGAAATGTTTCCTGGCCTTTCTATATATGAAGAAGTAACTCTTCCAGGTTCTAAGCGACTTGGAAGATCTTCTTTATTATATGCTGATTTCTTCATTCCAGACGCAATGCTTGTAATTGAAGTGCATGGAAGACAGCATTATCAGTACTGCTCATTTTTTCATAAAGACAAAATAGACTTTGTTAATGCCAAGAAAAGAGATACTGATAAAATTGAATGGTGTGAGATGAACAATATCAATATCGTTGTACTGCCCTTTAATGAGAAAGACACATGGAAGAATTTAATACAACAAGCTATGAATCAATAGAAGTCTTAGAAAAATTTACCAAATGGGTTGAAGACTTCTGTGTAGAAAACGGAGTTATTGACTATAAAGAGAATGACCAGTATGACATGATAATAAATATGTCTCATGATGACATACTTGGATTGTCAAATGACGAATGTTTTGCATATGCCCTTACTTTAATGAATTATGCCAGTCTACTTCAGAAAAAATATGATGTTGTACACAGTCAACATACATGGTGTGTTGAAGCATTAAATTTTTTGTATGCTAAATACTGGGATAAATACGACAAGTATCTTCCTGCTGAAATCAAAAAGAAGTCCATCATATTAGAAAATTCTTTTGCACAAAGTGTAGAAAAGGCTAGAATTAGATTATATGCAGCAATGCAAATTCTATCTGAATCCGCCAAAGATGTCAGGAAAAGAGTCTCAATATTTCAAGATCTTGGAAAACATAGGAGTTTCAAATGAACATAGCAAATCTTTTACAAAAGGCATTAGAAGAATGCAATTGGGAATTCGTATCGGATGTGTATGAAATGATGACAGGTCAACGAATTGATCCTCCAGAACCAGATGATGTTTTTGATATGCTATGCAATATAAGCGATAAAATAGCAAATCTTGAATCCAATCTATTATCCGAAAATAAAAACACTAGTAAAAAGAGAAAATATACCAAGAAATCTGCCGCTAAAATCGCAAGTCAAAAAAAATCACCAGAGCCAATAAATTTTTCAGTTGCATCTGAAAAAAAATCGCGTAAAATATCTGGTGACAACAGGGAAAACAAATTTGAGCAAATGACTGGCATAATGGAAGAGGCTGAGAAGGAAAGCGGATACGACAAAATTAATGATGACATAAAGCCAACCTCTAGAAATAGAAAAACATATTCTGAAAAAAACGTAAAATGTAGTGAATGTGATAAGACCTTTAAGGTCCATCCGATGTTTGTTCGTGAAAATTATTTATGCGATAGGTGTATAGGCAGAAGGGGCTGATATGTCAAAGATTCAAACAACTCTGAACAATGTTGCTTCTGAACGTGCAGTTCTTGCTGGAATTTTTCAGCATGGAAAAGAAAGTCTAATTGAAGTTGAGTTGTTTGTAAGTGAAAATAGTTTCACTATAGACATAAACAAGGTGCTATATAAGTGTGCATCACACGCATTGCAAAATAGTGATACTATTAGCTATACAGATGTTCTATCATCTGCCAAAAGTCTTAATCTTGACGAATATGTCGCAAAAGATGAAGTTTTGCGACACATAACTGGAATATGTAACACTCCGATACATATTGATAATGTAGTTGAACATGCAAAAAGACTCAAACGACTTGAGTTTGCTAGAAAAGTTCAAAGCGAACTTAGGCCGATATATGCTAATTTGAATAAGATAACTGGAGACGAATCTATAAACGAGATTCTTTCCATTGCGGAATCTCCAATACAAGATATTTGTCTTTCCTATATTAAGGAAGATGAAATGTCTCCACAAGCTATTGGCGATGATATTGATAATTATATACTACATCTAGAAGAAAATCAGAATAAATCAATAGGAATCACAACTGGATTTGCAGCCTTTGATAATGCAATAGGTGGAGGCTTGAGAAGAAAATGTGTTGATCTCATTGCTGCTAGACCTAAAACTGGCAAAAGCTGTTTGGCAGATAATATTGCTCTTTATGTTGCAAAAACTCATAAAATTCCAGTATTAATGCTTGATACCGAGATGAGCAAAGAAGATCATCTAAATAGGCTTTTGGCGAATCTCAGTGAAACTGAAATAAATAAGATAGCATCTGGCAGTTTCTTTGATGATGAAGAAAAGAAAGACAAAATTATACAGGGCACAAAGCTTCTAAAAGAAATACCATATGATTACATCAGCATCGCTGGAAGACCATTTGAAGAGACACTATCTATAGCTAAGAGATGGTTGATTAAGAAAGTCGGATTTGATGAAGACGGTAATTTAAATGACTGTCTCATTATTTATGACTACCTGAAGTTAATGACATCTGCCAGCATAAATAATAATCTTGCAGAATTTCAAGTTCTCGGTTTTCAAATTACAGCACTGCATAATTTCTGTGTAGAAAATGATTGTCCCTGCTTATCTTTTGTTCAGCTTAATCGTGATGGAATTACAAAGGAAAGCACAGATGTTGTTAGCGGATCTGATAGACTTGTCTGGCTATGCACAAGTTTCTCAATCTTTAAAGATAAAACTGATGAAGAAAGAATGGCTGATGGTGTTAGATCTGGCAATAAAAAATTAATACCAGTTGTATCTAGACATGGACCTGGAATTGATGATGAGGGGTATATATGCTTGCAGATGGATGGTCAGTATGCTAGAATACGAGAGCTTGGAACTATCAGGAGTATGAAACGAGATGCAAACAATAACCAAGACGGATTCTCAGATCAAGAAAACCTTGATATTGAAAATGAAGTTGATGAGGAAGATTTTTGAACTCTTTGAATTCTTTGAAATTGACGAATATTATGAGTCAAATAATCTTCTTGTAAGCAAATGTCCGGTGCATGATGGTGATAATCTTAGTGCATTTAACATCAATATAGATGATTCTAATGAAGAACATTATGGAAAATGGTTTTGTAATACTAAATCATGTCATGAAAATAAACCTGGAAAAGACATATTGTCACTAGTATGGATGTTATTAGAAAAGAAAAGCAATAAAGAAATGAAATTTCCTGAAGTCATTAAGTTTTGTAAAAACTTCTGTTCTGATATAGCTATTGATGAATCTAATGTTTCTATTAGAAGTCATGATGTATTAGATAAACTATTGAGGATAAATGCAAGGAAAACAAATAAAAACAATATCCTTAGAATAAATAAAGATACAGTAAGGAGTAGACTTATATTTCCGGCAAAATTCTACATAGATAGAGGATTTACAGAAAGTGTTCTTAATGAATTCGATGTTGGACTCTGTATGAATCCAAAAAGCCAAATGCATAATCGTGTAGTATTTCCAGTATATGATGAAAATGATGAATTTATGATTGGATGTACTGGTAGAACCATTTGCAATGACAATAAAAAATGGATAAATCAAAAGGGTTTCAATAAATCCAACTTCCTATATAATTATGGAAAAGCAATAGGTCATATCAGGGCTACAGATACTATAATACTAGTAGAAGGACAGGGAGATGTAATACGCTTATGGGAATCTGGAATCTATAATGCGGTAGGCATGTTTGGCTCAAAAATTAGCGACTCCCAAGAATTTCTAATACAAAAAACTGGCGTCTCAAATATCTTTATTGCTACTGATAACGATGATGCTGGACAATCATGCGCTAAAGATATTGTTGATAGATTGAAGTATCTGTTCAATATTTACATACTCAATGTGACAAAAAACGACATAGGTGATATGTCAACTCAAGAAATAAATGATATTATTAAGCCTCAGATTCAAGGGAAATTTTAATGACAAAAATTATAGCACTTTGTGGTAAAAAGCAATCTGGTAAAAGCACATTGTCTAATTATTTGCATGGTCATGAATTAAAGAGGTATGATGTAATTGAAAAATTTTTCATGTCACCAGAAGGCCAGCTAGTAGTGAACTGCACGTTTCATGATGACAATGGAAAAGAATTTGATGAAATGGGAATTTTAGACCTCAGTCAAAAAACACAAGAGTTTTATGAATATGCTGCTAGGCGTGTTTGGCCTTTGATTCGTGGTTACAATTTTGCAGATTCGCTAAAAGAAATTTGTGTAATGCTATTCAATATTCCACCAGAATGCGTATATGGCACCGACGAACAAAAGAATCAAATCCAAGAACATCTACGATGGGAAAATATGCCAGGAATTGAAATAACAAACAGTGATGTATTAAATAAAACTGGACCTATGACTTCTCGTGAATTCATGCAATTTTTTGGCACTGATATTATGCGTAAAATGTATGAGCCTATTTGGCTAGAAAACTGTTTCAAGAGAATTGAAGAAGATAAGCCAGAAATTGCTGTTATATCAGATTGTAGATTTATGAATGAAGTTAAAGCCGTCCAAGAAAGAGGAGGAAAAGTCATTAGATTAACTAGATCTCCATATGATAGCACACATTCTAGTGAAACAGATGCAGATACATATACTGGATTTGATTCTATCATTAATAATCAAAATCTTAGTATAGAAGAATCATGTAGTGAATTCTTGACTATATTGATAAAAATGGGCTTTACTAAAAAAATAAGGGAAGTCGGTAAATTCACCGCATCAATTAAATAATCTCTACATTGGATAGGATAGATTCTAATTTAGGATACACAAAGTGTAATACCCAATTGTTACACAAAGATATTAATAGAATGAAGTATACACACGATACCCTATACTTTATAGAGCTATGTAAAAACGTAATAAAATTTAACAAAAGGGAATAAAATTTATGATAGTCTGCTATCACCGGAGTTCATCTTTAAGTACGATGGAAATGTGCGAAATGAAATACTTCTTTCAGTATGTACTTGGAATGAAAGATAAGACGAATAAAAAAGCAGTCATGGGAACGGTTTTTCATCGCGTTATGCAAGTACTTGCTGATAAGAAAATAGCACAGATCAATAAAAAGAAAAAGCTCTCCAATGATGATATTCAGGATTTGACATTTGCAGAATGTGACGATATAGACTATGTTACGCATTTATGTTTTGAATACTATAAAAAACATGAAGATGATGTAAACTTAACCTCAAAAGACTTGAAAACATGCATTGAATGGGTACATAAGGCATTAGCTTATAACAATGGGGAATTAGATCCTAGAAATCAAAATGTTCATGCTACTGAATTATTCTTTGACATAGAAATAAAAAAGCCCTGGGCGGCATATCAATATTTTGTTGGCGATAAAGAATTTTCTGGATATTTGTCAATCAAAGGGACGATAGACTTAATAATCAAAGAAGATGAGTCTTACTACCAAGTATTAGATTACAAATCTGGTAAAAGATTGAACTGGGCCACAGGCAAAGAAAAAACATATAAAGACCTATGTTCTGACAAGCAGCTTTTACTCTACTTCTATGCTTTAAAGAATATGTATCCAGATCATGATTTTTACACCAGTATTTATTATGTCAATGATGGAGGCATTTTTGATATAGTCTTTTCTGATGAAGATTATGATAAAGCTGAAAATATGCTTAGAGAAAAGTTTGAAAAAATAAGATCTATCAATCTACCAAACCAGTTGTCTAAAGATCAAAGTCATTGGAAATGCACTAAGCTGTGCAAGTTTTCTGAAAACTTCAAAGACGGAAAAACGACTTGCCAATACTTCTACGATATGGTAGAATCAGAAGGCATGGACAAGACTGTACTTGAATATGCAAATCTCAATAAAATTGGAAAATACGGTGCTGGTGGAGGAAGACTAGAAGATGATCAGAAATCATAGCCATTATTCACTACTGCTTTCTACCTCAAGGTGCGACCAGATAGCCAAGATATGTAAGAATCATGGATGGGGACATGCTGGCATTACTGATGTTAGCAGTATTAGCGGATGTGTTAATTTCATACAGGCTTGTAAAAAATCAGATATTAAGCCCATTATAGGATCAGAAATCATACTAGATAATAACTCTAGAATTACACTCATCTGCATGAACAATGCGGCGTGGGTTGATCTACTAAAAGTGATTTCTGTATCTAACAGTCCAGATAATTTCAAGGAAACTCCAAGAATTTCTTTGGACCAACTTATTGAAACTATTGATGCAGATAACTTCATTTGTATTGATGGATATGTTGGCAGTCTATTATTCTCAAAAGTAATCAGCAGTGATGAATGTATATTTGATACTATTGATGATGATGGCATCAAAGATTGTCTAGTTGAAGATCACCTCAAAGTGTCTAGCAATCATATAGAATACATGAAGAATATTTTTCACAGCTATTTTCTAGAGATAAACAACATAGACCACGAGTCATATCCAGTAACAAAGATTATGACTGAAATAATTAAATCTGTAAATACTGACGATTGCATACCAGATACAAGTTCATTTTATCCAGAAAGAAAAGATGCTATTGATCATAGAGTTTTGATTTGCACCAAGCTTAAAACTACCATGAGGCAATTAGATCAAAAAATCTCTGAAAAGAAAGACCTTGATTCTTTGAGGTTTATTCGCAGTAGCAATTACTATATCAAGGATTTTAATTATCTTACTGAGCATTACGATAATAACTGCATAGACAACCTTGCAAATATTGCAAATCTAGTTGATGAAATAAATATTCTATCAAAACCTAAACTGCCAGCATTTGAAACTCCAGATGGCTCATCAGAAGATGAATACCTGAAACAGTTGTGTCGTAATGGCTGGAGAAAACTCATAATGGATCGCATAGATTCAAGTAAAGTAGAAATATATAAAGATAGAGTTCTCAAAGAATTAGAAGTCATTAAGAAGGCCAACCTAGCTGGGTACTTTTTAATTGTCCAAGATTATGTTAATCACTTTCGTGATCTGGGATGTTTGGTTGGACCAGCACGAGGATCTGGTGGAGGATCATTAGTGTGTTATCTAACAGGCATAACACTTATTGATCCTATTGAATATGGTCTTCTATTTGAGCGATTCTATAATGAAGGACGAAATACAGACGATCATGTTTCATTGCCAGATATTGACGTTGACTTCCCTCCAGATTATCGTGATGATGTTATTCAATATCTAAAAGATAAGTACGGAGAATCTAGAGTTTGTCAGATGTTAACATTTGGCAAGCTTGCCGGTAGGTCTATAATTAAAGAGGTGTTGAGGGTCAATGAATCCTGCGGATTTGAACAGATGAATCAGATTACAGAAAAGATCCCCAATGAAGCTGCTATCTCTGACCTACTGGAAGAAATGGACAATCCATCAGTTATTAGATGGGCACTAGAAAATGACAAGAATGCCCTCATTGACTATTGCTGGCTGGATGACGATGGTAATCTACAAGGCGATTATGCAAAATCATTTGAACAGGCTATGAGAATGGAAGGCATCTTTAAGACTCAAGGAAAACATGCTGCTGGCGTGGTTATTTCCTCTGATGAATTGCAAGAAGTTTGCCCTATGGTAAAGTCATCACGAAGTTCCGAACAGATAGCGGGAATGGAAATGCAAGACTTAGAATCTCTTGGCTGCGTGAAATTTGACATTCTTGGCGTTAATTTGCTCAAGAAAATATCCGAAACTATACATGAGGCAAATAATGAATTATAGAGATTATATAGTGTATGACTTTGAAACTACAAGTGCTAATCCAAATACTACGCAGCCAGTGCAAATTGCTGCTGTTGCAATTCATGGAAGAAAGCTTGAGATTAAAGAAGGTACAGAATTTCAATCTTTGATGAAACCAGTCTTTGACAAAGACCAATGTAAAAAGCTAAAGATAGATCCGCTAGAGCCGGGTGCGGTAGCAGTTCATGGAAAGACTGAAGAAATTCTTCAAAATGCACCATCAGCAGAATCTGTATGGAAAAACTTCACAGATTATGTTAACCAATTCAACTTTAAAGGTGGCAATTGGGGTGCCCCAATTTCTGTTGGTTATAATATTAGAGGGTTTGACTCCATTATTGTAAATCGCCTATGCACACAAAAGCCATACAAATTTGGCCCAGTTGATGATAAACGTGGCGAACAAAACATATTCAATAGAATACATAGTATAGATCTACTTGATTTTATGTTCGCTATGTTTGAAAATAACAAAGATGTTAATTCTCTTTCTGCCGATAATCTTGTTAGAGGTTATATGGGATATTCTTCTGGCACGGCACACGATGCTATGTCTGATGTTATCATGACCGCAGAGCTATTCTGTAGAACTATGCGAATGTTGAGAACTACCGCTTCTAGAAAAAATTTCAAAGGTGCATTTAATGATTAATAATACTGAAGTAAAAATATGTGTTAAATGCAAAAAGTCTTTACCTATAACTAATTTTAGCAAAAGAGGTGGAGAAAATTATCTCAGAACAGAGTGCAAGCAATGTAACAGTAAACTATCTAAACGTCGTTCAGAACTTCGTAAACATTATGGAATGCCCCATTCAAATTACTCATGCCCTATTTGCAAGAGAAGCCAAAAAGAATGCAGTGGAGAAGGAAGCAGTAAGGCATCCGCATGGGTTATTGATCATTGTCATGAAACAAATCGTTTTAGAGGGTGGCTATGCCATAAATGCAATAGAGGTCTAGGTGCATTCAATGATGACTTAATTATATTGTTTAGAGTGTTGATATACTTAATAAAAGGCAAACTATTTTATACTAAAGGGAAAAATGATTGATATTACTACTGTTCCAGAAAATGACAAAGATGTTTGGAAGATGATAGGCGAAGGTCGCGTCAAAGGATGCTTCCAAATTGAAAGCCATCTTGGTAAAACTTGGTGTCAAAAATTGAAGCCAGAAAATATGATGGAGCTTGCTGCTCTTATCAGTATTATTAGACCTGGAACTCTAAAGTCTATAGTAGATGGAAAATCCATGACTCAGCACTTCGTTGACCGCAAACACGGCAAGGAAGAAATTCCAAGTTTGCACCCTTTAATTGACGATATGCTTAAAGAGACTTATGGAGTTATCGTATACCAGGAA